CTGATAGGTTAAAAAATGCAGCGGCAACAAAAAAACTTGCAATATTTGATGCGTTTGATATATTGAACAAAATTGATCAGGAGCAAGAGAATTTAATAACAAATAAAGAAAATGGCCAAAAAGTTGAAACAAGACAGGGATTTGCCGAAAGAAGATCAAAATAGATTATTCTACGTAGTTAAAAACCTGATACCTGCATCTGCTCTTTCAAAAAAAAATAAAGGTAAAACTTGGGTTTATGGATATAACGAACAATATGATATTGTAGTAATTAGCAAAACCGGTCAAGTTGGAAGTATAGTAAATATTAATGGTTTAAATATAGCTTTGCCACCACAGCCTGAAAATATTTTTACTAGATCTTCAAGCAAATCACAACAGTATTGGGAAAGAAAAAATTTACCCAAAGAATTAAGCAGAATAAATTCTATATTTCAATGGAATGAAATGTCAAGTAATTTTAAAAACAAATGGGTAGATTATATTGAAAAAGAATTTGATAATAGAGAGTTAGGATATTGGTTTTATAATAATGGCAAGCCAACTTATATAACTGGTTCACATTATATGTATTTACAGTGGACAAGTATTGACGTTGGATATCCTGATTTTCGTGAAGCCAATCGTATATTTTTTATATTTTGGGAGGCTTGTAAAGCTGACAAAAGATCATTTGGTTTAGTATACTTAAAAATTAGAAGATCAGGGTTTTCATTTATGGGATCTTCTGAATGTGTTAATACCGGAACATTAGTTAAAGATTCAAGAGTTGGTATACTTTCAAAAACAGGATCGGATGCCAAAAAAATGTTTACAGATAAGGTTGTGCCTATCGCAAACAGGTTGCCTTTCTTTTTCAAGCCTATTCAAGATGGAATGGACAAACCTAAAACTGAATTAGCTTTTAGAGTTCCAGCGTCTAAAATAACAAAAAAAAATATGTACGAATCTGTTGATGATGAATTGTATGGTTTAGATACAACAATAGATTGGAAAAATACAGATGAAAATTCATATGATGGGGAAAAGTTACTTTTATTAGTTCACGATGAAAGCGGTAAATGGGTAAGACCCAATAATATTTTAAATAATTGGAGAGTTACAAAAACCTGTTTGCGTCTTGGAAGTAAAATTATTGGTAAATGTATGATGGGATCTACATCTAATTCATTAAGCAAAGGCGGCGATAATTTTAAAAAACTTTATGAAGACTCTTATATTGAAACACGAAATACAAATGGCCAAACCAAAAGTGGCATGTACTCGCTCTTTATCCCGATGGAATGGAACATGGAAGGCTTTATAGATAAATATGGTATGCCAGTATTCCACAAACCTGCTACAAAAGTTTTGGGTGTTGATGACGAGTATATAAATAATGGTGCAGTAGACTACTGGCAAGCTGAAGTCGATTCCTTTAAAAGTGATCCTGATGCTTTAAACGAATTTTATAGACAATTTCCTAGGACTGAGTCTCATGCATTTAGAGATGAAAGTAAGACTTCTTTATTTAATCTTACAAAAATATATCAACAGATAGATTATAATGACTCTTTAATAATTCAACATCACGTAACAAGAGGAAGATTTTATTGGGAAAACGGAATACAAGATTCTAAAGTTATATTTACCCCTGACCCCAAAGGAAGATTTAAAGTGTCTTGGATGCCAAATAAAAATATTACAAATAAAAAGTATAAAAAGTATAATCATTATTTTCCACTTAACGAACATATAGGTGCATTTGGATGTGATTCCTATGATATATCTGGTACGGTGGTAGGACGTGGTTCTAATGGAGCTTTGCATGGATTGACAAAGTTTAATATGGAAGAGGCTCCTAGTAATGAGTTTTTTTTAGAATATGTAGCTAGACCACAAACAGCAGAAGTTTTTTTTGAAGAGGTTTTGATGGCTTGTGTGTTTTATAGTATGCCTATCCTTATCGAAAACAATAAGCCTAGACTTTTGTATCATTTTAAGAACCGAGGATATAGAGGATTTTGCATGAATAGACCCGACAAACACTTTAACAAATTATCAAAAACAGAAAAAGAATTAGGTGGAATACCAAATACTTCTGAAGATGTTAAGCAATCCCACGCTTCAGCAATAGAGTCTTACATTGAAAAGCATATTGGGTTGGATTTATCTGGTGCTTACCGAGACCCTTCGGAGATGGGAACGATGTATTTTTCACAAACATTAGAAGAGTGGGCAAGGTTTGATATTAATAATCGTACTAAGTTTGACGCTACTATTAGTTCGGGTTTAGCGGTTATGGCAAATCAAAAGAACCTGTATTTACCTGAGCAAAAACAAAACAAAATAAATCTTAACTTTGCAAGATATGCTAACAATGGTATTTATAGTGAATTAATCAAATAGATGGAAGACGTAAAAATTAATATTTCATCTGTAGGTTTTCCTAGTCAGTTTGTTTCCGACTCAGAAAAAGCCACCAAAGAATTTGGATTACAGATAGGACAAGCAATACAGTACGAATGGTTTCGTAAAGACACAAATGGTTGTCGATATTACAGTCAGTGGAGAGATTTTAATCGTCTTCGATTGTACGCTAGAGGTGAACAATCCGTAGCTAAGTATAAAAATGAACTTGCCGTGGATGGTGATTTATCGTATTTAAATCTAGATTGGACTCCAGTTCCTATTCTTCCAAAATTTGTTGATGTTGTAGTAAACGGTATGCAAGACCGTCTTTTTAAAGTAAAAGCCTATGCTCAAGATGCTTTGTCCCAATCAAAAAGAAGCAAGTATCAGGATATGGTTGAGGGTCAAATGGCAGCTAAAGAAATACTAACAACCGTCCAAGAAAACACGGGTTTTGATCCTTTTATAATGAACCCCGATGATTTGCCTTCTACAGATGAAGAGCTTTCACTTTACATGAATTTAAATTATAAACCTGCTATTGAGATCGCCGAAGAAGAAGCCATAGATACTATGTTTGCTGAAAATCATTATGAAGATATCAGAAAAAGAATTGACTATGACCAGATGGTAGTAGGAGTTGGTATGGCAAAACATGAATTTTTAGCAGGTGCGGGAGTAGAAATTTCTTATGTTGATCCGGCTAATGTAGTTTACAGTTATACTGAAGATCCATTTTTTAAAGATTGTTTTTATTGGGGCGAAATAAAAACAGTTTCAATTACTGAATTAAATAAGATAGATACTACTTTAACAACTGAGGATTTAGAAGTTATTTCTCAATATAGCCAGAGCTGGTATGATTATTTTAACACAGCTCAATATTATGAAAACGATATATTTTACAGGGACACCTGCACGTTGATGTATTTTAATTATAAGACCACTAAAAAAATGGTATATAAGAAAAAGATCAACGATAATGGAGCTACGCGAATGATCGAAAAAGACGATACTTTCAACCCGCCTGAAGAGATGATGGATGAAGGTAATTTCGAAAAAATAGAAAAAACCATAGATGTCTGGTATGATGGTGTAATGGTTATGGGAACCAACATAATACTAAAATGGGAGCTAGCTAAAAACATGGTAAGACCTAAGTCTTCTTCTCAACACGCTTTACCTAATTATGTTGCAGCAGCACCACGTATGTATAAAGGTGTTATAGAATCTCTTGTAAGAAGAATGATTCCTTTTGCTGATTTGATTCAGATTACACATTTAAAGTTACAACAAGTTATAGCTCGTACTGTTCCTGATGGTGTTTATATCGATGCAGATGGATTAAATGAAGTTGACCTTGGGACTGGTGCTGCATATAATCCAGAAGACGCTTTGAGATTGTATTTTCAAACTGGTAGCGTTGTTGGACGAAGTTATACTCAAGAAGGGGAGTTTAATCAAGGAAGAGTTCCTATTCAACAGTTAACAAGCAACTCTGGTGCATCAAAAACACAAATGCTCATTGCAAACTACAACCATTATTTAGATATGATAAGATCTGTTACTGGTTTAAATGAAGCTAGAGACGGAACCACTCCGAATCCAGACGCCTTGGTTGGTGTTCAAAAATTAGCAGCATTATCATCCAATACAGCTACCCGCCATATATTAGATGGAAGTCTTTACATATATCGTAGTTTGGCTGAGGCCTTGACGTATAGGGTAGCTGATATATTAGAATATTCTGATTTTAAAGATGATTTTATTAATAAAATAGGAAAGTATAATGTGAGCATACTTGGAGAAATATCGGATTTATATATTTACGATTTTGGTGTATTTATAGAACTTTCTCCTGACGAAGAACAGCAAGCAAAACTAGAAGAAAACATTCAAATGGCTTTGTCTAAAGGTGATATAAATCTTGAAGATGCAATTGACATAAGAGAAATTAAAAATTTAAAACTTGCTAATCAGTTACTCAAAGTTAAAAGAAAAGCTAAACAAGAACAGGACGAGCAGAGAGAAATGCAAAAGCAGGCCATGATTGCACAGCAACAATTAAAATCGCAAGAGCTAGCTGCTCAGGTTGCAATTCAAAAAATAGATTTGGAAACTCAAAGCAAATTAAAATACAAGCAAGGAGAGATAAAATTAGAAATAGAAAGAAATAAATCTGAAGCGCAGTTGAAAAGTCAGCTGATGGAACAAGAGTTTCAGTACAACTTACAGCTACGAAATATGGATAGTATGGCTTTATCAAATAGAGAAAAATCTCGTGAGGATGCAAAAAGCCAACGAATTAGCCAACAAAACAGCGAGCAATCTAAGCTTATAAATCAAAGAAAAAACAACCTTCCCCCGCAAAACTTTGAATCTAATGAAGATAGTTTAGACGGTTTCGATTTGGCAGAGTTTTCACCTAGATAGGTCTTAAAAACATATATATTTTTTATATAACTTTGTAATTAGAAAAATCTAATTTAAATCTAATGGAAATTAAAGTAAGAGAACTAACTGATGTTGAGGAAAAGTCAGTACAACAAGTTGAGCAAGAATTATTAGAAAAGCATGAAGCTCAGCAAGAATTAAAATTTGAAGAAGACCTCAAAGTAGAAGTAGAAAAAAAAGATACTGATACTACTAGCAAATCCGAAAGTACAGAAAGTCAAACGGAGGAGCCAAAAAAAGAAGAAGTTAGTGACGAAGTGAAAGAGGAAGTAGTCGAAGAAACCAAACCTCTGACCGAAGAAGAAGTTCTTTCATTTATTGGAGACAGATATGGTAAGCAGATAAATTCTATAGATGAATTAGTTACGGCTCGGGAGGAATCTCCTGAAATGCCAAGTGACGTTGCTGCATACTTTAAATATAAAAAAGAAACAGGAAGAAGCATAGAAGACTTTGTTAAGTTACAAAGAGACTATTCAGATTTTCATCCTGATGCTTTGTTAAAAGAATATCTAACTATTACAGAAGAAGGTCTGGATCCTGAAGACATTGATTCCTTAATGGAGGATTATGTGTATGATGAAGACGTAGACGATGAATCGGTAATAAAGAAAACAAAATTAGCAAAGAAAAAAATTATTGCTAAAGCAAAAAAATTCTTTAAGGATCAACAAGAACAGTACAAGTTGCCTCTTGAGTCAAGAGAAAACAGTTTTACAGATTCTGAAGAATATAAAACTTATCAGCAATATGTTAAATCAGCTCAAAGTCAACAGGAAGAAGCACAGCGCAAAAGCGAATGGTTTATCAAAAAGAGTGATGAATTATTTAACAATGAATTTAAAGGTTTTAAATTTAATTTGGATGAAAGCGAAATTTACTTTACACCTGGGGCAACCTCTGAAATAAAAAAGGCACAAGAGACTCCTATGAATTTTGTGAATAAATTTTTAGATTCAAATGGTCTTTTAAAGGATGCAGAGGGATACCACAGATCTTTAGCTATTGCAATGAACCCTGAAAAATTTGCTCAGTTTTTTTATGAGCAAGGAAAGTCTAGTGCTACAGAAGATGTTTTGCGTAAAACTAAAAATATTAATATGAGCACACGTAAAACGCCTGAATTAGCAGTAAAATCTGGGTTTCAAGTTAAATCAGTTTCATCGCCATCAAGCAATGGACTGAGAATTAAAAGTATAAAAAAAACTTAGTTTAATTTAAAATTAGAAAATCATGCCGGGACAAGTTAAATCAACCCCAACTTTTGCGCTGACACCGAGTTCAGAAAGAACCCCTACAGCGGAAAATTACATAACTAACTTTGACTTTTTAAATCAGTATCTACCTGATACATATGAAAAAGAATTTGAGCGTTATGGAAATAGAACAATATCTTCATTTCTACGAATGGTAGGAGCGGAGATGCCTACTAACTCTGACCTTATCAAATGGGCGGAGCAAGGTAGATTACATACGAAATACACTTCAGTAGGAACTGCAGGTGCTCAAGGTGCTGATCAAGTTACTTTTCAAGTAAATGACACACTAGACCCTACAGCCGCTGAGCAGGTAATTAGAGTTGGACAAACTATTGTTGTTGTTCAAAATGACGGATCAGGATCTAATAAAGCAGTTGTAAGTGCAGTTAATAATGCAGCGGGCGGTAGAGGTCAGTTTACTGCTGATTTTTACGAAGCAGGTGGTTTAGTTACCGCTGGTACCGGCGCAGGTAATGCTGATGTTACAGTATTTATTTATGGATCTGAATTTAAAAAAGGAACTGCCGGAATGGACGGTTCTCTTGAATCTAATGATTTCATCTTCGATAACAAGCCTATTATTATTAAAGATACTTACAATGTATCTGGTTCTGATATGGCTCAAATTGGATGGGTAGAAATCACAACAGAAGATGGAGCAACCGGATATTTATGGTATTTAAAATCAGAGCACGAAACTAGGTTAAGGTTTGACGACTACCTAGAAACTGCTATGATTGAAGCTGTACCGGCTGAGCAAAACTCTGGTGCTGCTGCTATACTAGGAAGCTCAGGTGCTGCGGCAAATCCAGGTGCTGGATCAGATGGAATTTTTTATTCAGTACAACAAAGAGGAAACATCTGGGATGGTGGTAACCCCACTGTATTAGCAGATTTTGACAACGTTATCAGCAGACTTGACAAGCAAGGAGCCATTGAAGAAAACGTTTTATTTGTTGACAGACAGTTTGCTTTTGATATAGACGATATGTTAGCCGCACAAAATGCTTACGGTGCAGGCGGTACTTCATATGGTCTTTTTGACAATGACGAAGAAATGGCACTAAATTTAGGTTTTTCAGGTTTTAGAAGAGGTTATGACTTCTATAAAACTGATTGGAAATACCTAAACGATCCTACTATGCGAGGAGGTTTACCCACTGGCGCTGGATCAGGACGAGTAAATGGTCTATTAGTACCTGCGGGTTCTACTAGCGTTTATGACCAAATATTAGGTAAAAACGCTAAAAGACCATTCCTTCATGTTAGATATAGAGCTTCTGAAACAGAAGACAGACGTTACAAAACTTGGATTACTGGTTCAGCTGGTGGTGCGAGAACAAGTGACGTTGATAACATGCAGGTAAACTTCTTGTCAGAGAGAGCTGTTTGTACAATGGGTGCAAACAACTTCTTTATCTTCCAAGAGTAATAGTTTTAGTTTAATTTTGGGAGCCTTCGGGCTCCCTTTTTTATATAAAATTTAAATTTAATCTAATGAAAAATTCAAAATATGTAGATAAAATCTACAAACTTACGCGTGAAAGCGCACCACTCTCCCTAATTTTAGCATCTAGACACACACAAAGATTTCCTCTTTTATGGTTTGACGAAGAGACTGGTACTAATAAGGCATTAAGATATGCACGTAATCAGAACTCACCTTTTCAGGATGAGCAGGATGATAATGCAATTTTAGAACCTATCGTTTTTGAAAACGGGTTTTTAACCGTTAGAAAAGAAAATCAAGTATTACAGAAATTTTTAGAATATCATCCTGGTAAAGGTCGTGTATATGTAGAAGTTGACAAAGCAAAAGATGCTGCTAAAATAGTAGATAATCTAAATGAAGAGGTGGATGCATTAATAGAAGCAAGACAGCTTACAGTTGATCAGGTAGAAAATATTTCTAGAGTGCTTTTTCAAAATGATATTTCAAAAGTTACTACAGCAGAACTAAGAAGAGACATATTAGTTTTTGCAAAGAATCAACCAAAAGATTTTTTGACTTTACTCAAAGATCCATCTTTAAAACTCAACTCAAAAATTCAATTGTTTTTTGATAAAAACTTATTACAGTTTCGTAATAATCAAAAAGAGGTTTGGTTCAATACACCATCAAATAAAAAGAAAATGTTAAATGTTCCTTTTCAAGAAGATCCATTTTATATTATAGGATCATATTTCCAAACTGATGATGGTTTGGAGGCATTAAAGCATTTATCTAATTTATCTAAAAACGTATAAATACCGCGTTTTTATTTTTTGTATATTTGTACTTTGTTTAACCCATTAATTTTTTAAATATGGCAAAATACATAACTATTAGCACTTCAGCGGATGCTGGAAATGTACACATCGCAATAGATAAGATTTTGTTTGCTGAGACCAACTCGTCTACAGCAGCCAAGATATTTTTAATGGACGGAACTAAGCATATTGCAATTACTGGAACAAACTTAACGTCTGGTTTTGGAGAGAACGTAAATACAGCAATGGTAACAGCAGCTCAAACTAGCTGGACCAATGCTACTGTCGCGGTCGATCTAGAAGACGATATGACTGTAACTGGGGTAGCTATCGGTTAGTACTACACATTTTTATTGTTTTTTCACTTTTGAAGTTAGAGGTCAAGTAAAATTGACCTCTTTTTTTTTTACTTATCTTTGTGTAAAAGACTACTTATGATAAATTCTGTAAGAAGCACGGTTTTAGCAATTATCAATAAAAACAATTATGGTTATTTGTCACCAAATGATTTTAATCTATTTGCAAAACAAGCTCAATTAGATTTATTTGATGAGTATTTTTTTCAATATAATCAACAAATAAACGAAGAGAACGCTAGATTATCGGGCACTGGATATGCTGACATAAAAAAAGGATATGAGGAGGTTATAGATACATTTTCAGTAACAAGTAACTTAACTCAAAATTCTAGCAATGTTTACTTTTTACCAACAGAGGCAACAACTGGATCAGATTATTATTTAATAAATGAAATAAGATGTTCAAGCGGCGGTATATTTAAAGGCTTAGCAGAATTAGTTTCAAACAACAATATAACATTACTGAATAACTCTTTACTAACTGCGCCTTCAACATCTTTTCCCGCTTACACGCAAGAAGCTGGTTCAATAGCTATATTTCCTAATACTTTTAATGGAGCAACTGATATTGAGTGTCAATATATTAGATATCCTAAAGATCCAAAATGGACATATCAGACTTTATCAAATGGTGATCCTGTATTTGATCAAAGCCAATCAGATTTTCAAGACTTTGAATTACCATTAGATGATGGAAATGATTTAGTTTCTAAAATATTACAATATGCAGGTATATCTATAAGAGAAGCTGATGTATTTAAATTTGGACAAATAGAAGAACAAACACAAAATCAAGAGCAATAATCATGGCGTATATAACTCAAAAAAAATATTATTCAAATGATGGTGTGACGCCAGCAGATTTTAATTGGGGGTCTTATCAATATGTAAGTTTAACAGATATAGTAACAAATTTTTTGTTAATGTATAATGGAAATCATGCTCTAGTTAATAACGTTAATAGATTCAAAATATTATTTTTTGCAAAAAGGGGTATACAAGAATTAAATTATGATGCTTTTAAAGAAATTAAATCTTTACAACTGACGGTATATTCTGATTTAAGATTTGTTTTGCCATCAGATTATGTTAACTGGGTCAGAGTATCCATGTTTAAAGATAACACGATTAGACCTTTGGTAGAAAATATTCAAGTACAATCTGCATTATCTTTTGTCCAGACAGCAACTGCAAGTTTTACATATGATGGTAATAATGTTCAGACACAAACATCAAGTCTTGATACCGCTAGAACAGATGGCTCCTTAAATAGCATTTACTTAAATCAAGCTAAATTAGATCAAGATAATATTCCACCTTATAATGAAGATTATTATGATACCTTCATAGGAGCTCGCTACGGCCTTAATACAGAGACAGCTAACATCAACCCTACCTTTACTATAGATAAGAAAGCAGGGGTTATTAATTTTAACTCTACAATGGCTAATGAGCAATGTATTTTAGAATACATTTCTGATGGTATGGAGAATGGGGATGATTCTTTGATAACAGTAAATAAATTATTTGAAGACTATATATACGCTTATATTAAGTATTCTTTACTGAATAATAAATTTGGTGTTCAAGAATACATTGTTAATCGGGCACGAAAAGATAAAACTGCATTATTACGTAATGCTAAAATTCGCTTGAGTAATATTCATCCTGGTAGATTACTTATGAATCTTAGAGGTGAAAATAAGTGGTTAAAATAAGATGGCTAAAACGCAACGGAATTTTATTGCAGGCCGTATGAATAAAAGCCTTGATGAAAGGCTTATACCAAACGGTGAATATGAAGATGCTCTTAATGTACGTTTAGGGTCTACCGAGGCATCTGAAATTGGTTCCGTTGAAAATGCAAGAGGAAACGTAAAGATTACAAGTTTGTTTTTTCTTGATCAACAAGCACTTAGTAATACCGCTAGATGTATAGGATCTTTTGCTGATACTGCTAATGAAACTATTTATTGGTTTGTTCATGATCCAAACTTTACTTTAGTTGATACAGGCAAATGTGATATGATTTGTTCATTTAATACTGTTACTACAGCATTAACTTATCATGTAGTAAGCACAGATGACGGAAGTGGTGTTAGGACTACTTTAAATTTTAATCCACAAAAGTTAATAACTGGTGTTGATAAGATAGGTGATTTTTTATATTTTACTGATAATTTTAACCCTCCTAGGTTTATTAATGTTAATTTTAGTTATCAAGAACCACTTTTAGATGGTACGCCTCCATCAGGATCTACATTACTGTGGAAATTTCAAGCCAAAAAATCCATTGTAGGGGTGGATGAATTTATAGGTTTTCATCAGGGCACACTTGCGGGTTGCCCAACAGGATCAGACCCTTACGGTGTAGGAGTTTCTCCTACAATAACTGTAATAAATTTACCGGGCGTAGATTGTTATACTTCTGGAACAGCTTTTACTAAAGGGTTTGGTATACAAGGTAATAATTTGGCTTCTTCATTAGCCTTAACACATTTTTTTACTGATGTTACGGCAGGAACCACTTCCATTGGTTTAATTAACGCCAACGGTATATCTAATCCGGGTGATTCTAGTATATCCGGTACAATAGTCGGAGATAATGGAACTAGCGGAACTTGGTCTAGTGACTATTCTGTTTCTTTATCTTATACAGACGGTAATGGTGACACACAACAGCCAGAGTCGGTTGGCTCTGTTACTCTAACAGGTCTGACATTAACTGAAGACGTAACATATACTTTATCCTGATGGCTAGTTATATAGATCAATTTAACGCTAATGCTTTATTGGTTATTAAAAAACCACCTGCGAGCGCTCCGACTATACGACCGTTTAAGTCAGCTACAGAAAATAATTTTTTAGAAGATCGTTTTGTTTGTTTTGCCTATAGATATCAATATGCTAATGGAGAGTTTTCTGCCACTTCTCAGTTTAGTGCTCCAGCATTTACTGCCCAATCATTTCGTTTCAATGTAGATAGCTACTTAAACGAAGGTATGTTAAACTCTTCAAATGCGGTTGAAATATCTTTCAACACTGGCGATAGTTTAGTTAAATCTATAGAGATATTGTTTAAAGAATTTAATGATCCAACAATAAAGGTTGTAGAAAAATTAAACAAATTAAACTTAGGGTTGGCAGACAATCAAGTATCCACTTTTATTTTTGATAGTCAAAAAATATTTACTGTTTTACCGGAAAACGAAATTTTAAGATTGTATGATAATGTACCACTATTAGCTCAAGCGCAAACCCTTATGGGTAATAGGTTAATATTTGGTAACTACGTTGAGGGTTATAATTTAGTGGATAGATTCAATCAACCCATACAGTTAAATTTTTCTACTGCTTTAGTTTCTACGGATATCGAGAACCTAGATTTTACACCTACATTTGACAGCGCAGGTTTTGATATTGGTTCAGTTTATACTGTTGTTGACAATGGCAAATTATCTGTTGAATTAGATCCTCAAACTTTAATAGTAGGGTCATCTTTAACTTTTGATTTACAAATAGAACATTTTAGTTTTGCGGGACAAACTCCATTCCCCACAGAAACAACAACAAGTGCCTCATTAGGTTTTACATATAATATAACTCAGAATTTTAATTCTGTTTCTGAAATGGCACAGAGTTCAGATTTTGTTTCTAAAATTGGAACCTCTACAAATATTCAAACTGTAGCTAATGCATGCAATGGCGCTACATTCACGGATGTATTTAATTGTATCATTCCCAATCAATTAGATGCTTATTTAAAAAAAGCCAGTGGTATTAGCGCTGTTGATCAGCCAATTGAAATATTTTCATCACTTAACAACAATACATTGTCGCTACAATTATTAGCGATGCAGTATGTAGACGATTTAGCCTCACCTACTCAAACTTTTTACGAATATTATACGATTACTTCAGCGACCGTAACATATACTAGTGCGACTAATAACTTTTCACTACATAGTAACCGAGGATATGAAATAGGTATTGTCTATATGGATGAATATAATAGATCAAGCACTGCTTTGGTTAGTCCAAACAATACGGTTCATGTTAATTGTTCTGATGCAATTAATAAAAATAATATCCAAGTGACTATACCAGGTGGTTTAACTACACCTCCTCAAATTGCACCATTTTGGGCTACTAGATATAAATTTGTTATTAAGGCTGACAAGGATACTTACAACACTATATATACGAATGTCTATTTTGAAGACCCCGATAGTAACTTAACGTATTTTTTGCTTGAAGGTCAGAACGCTAACTTAATTGAGGAGGGTGACCGATTAATAGTAAAATCCGACAGTAATGGACCTAGGGAAAATTGCACTTTTACTACCGTATTAGAAAAACAAGTTCAAAGCGCAAATTTTTTAACTATACCAAATCCATTAGATCCAACAATAAATATAAAAATACCTTCGGGTGTTTATATGAAATTAAATCCAACAAATTTTGCCACGAACAATAAAGAGGATTTAGGTGGAAATATTGTACAATATCCCGAAGAAACAGTGGTGGTAGATCGTGCTGGTCGTTTTCCATGTGTTTCTTTTCCTATTACTGTCCCTGATCCTGCTGGAACTGGATCATCTGCTAATGCCCTTTATACTATACCAGAGGGTAGTAGAGTATATTTTAGATACGAAGGCAACAGAAGAGGAGCATCTTCAAATCGTGAACAACATTTTTTTGAGTTTCCTGTGGGCAGATCTGATGAATTTATTGCTTCAACGGATTATGCAGATTTTATAGCGTTTTTTGAAGGTGAAAATATTATTGATAGTTTAAATAATAATAGCTTTAGTTGTAATGGTTGGCCTAGGGGTGCTTGTAATGCTTCTCAAGGTGTAACTACCAATCAATATGATAATACTTTATTTACTAACGCTAATGATCCAGTAACCGAAAGTAATCGAAGTGGTGTTTTTCCAAATTCACAAATAAATGGTGGACAGTTTGTAAATTTTTGGAGATTTGCAAAAAACACAACTACAGGAGAACAATTTTTAATGGCTACGGGTCCAGTTGCTTTTTCTAGAACTAGCAAAGGAAGGGCTTCAGCAAGATTACATATAGAAGTAATACGAGCGGAAAACAATATAGTTTTTGAATCTATACCAAGCGATTCGTTGCCTGACGTTTGGTACGAATGTGATGAATCTTTTGCAATTGACGATCAAGGTCAGCATTCAGGCAACGTACAAAACCAAAATATAAACTTTCAAAACTCTGCACAACCAATTACACCTCAAGACGCAATAATTGATACTAGTTTTAGTAATTGTATTGCATTTGGAAATGGAGTAGAGAGTTATAAAATTAGGGATGCTGTTGGTGGTAAACAAATAAATTTTGGTAACCGGGTTAGCACTACTTCTTCACAAATCTATAAAAGGGCACACAGATTTGCGGATCTTACATATAGCGGGGTCTTTAACGATGAGTCTAATGTTAATAAGTTAAATGAATTTAATCTTGGATTACTGAATTTTAAACCACTAGAGGATTTATATGGCCCAATACAAAAACTACACGGTAGAAGAACTGATATTCTAACTCTTCAAGAAGACAAAATATCTTACGTCTTACAAGGCAAAGACTTGTTAACAGATGCGAGTGGGGGAGGGGCTTTGACTTCCGTGCCTGCTGTTTTAGGGACACAAGTGGCTCGTGATGAAGAGTTTGGGATTAGCAGCAATCCAGAAAGCTTTGCAGTTTATGGTAATAATAAATTTTTTACTGATGCTAAAAGAGCTGCAGTAATAAAATTAACTGGCGGAGATACCGGACCTGAATTATTAACAGTTATTTCAGAATCAGGAATGAGATCTTGGTTTCGAGATTTTTTTGTTAACTGCATAGGAAATCAAAAGCTGGGTGGTTTTGATCCATACATGAATGAATATGTTTTGGCTAGTAATTCAGAGCAAGTCACAACCTTTACTAATTGCTTACCTTGCGGAACCACAGAAAATGTTTTAGTAAATCCCGGCGAAGAGACTATATATTGTGTAAATATTACTCAGGAGGTGGGTACAGTCGCAATAAATTATGTTATTCCAGATTCTGAGGAAGACAATATAATAACCGAAACAGACACACCTAGTGCTGGCACAGGTTTAGTTGAAGTTATATCGGAGGTTGGACTTGATATTAGAACTGAGGCAACAAATTCAGGAGTTGGATATACTATTGAAGCTATTTATAATAATGTTAGTTTTTCAACAGGATTAGTTTTTGTAAGTGGTACATTAGAGTTTAATAAAAATAATGTAGATGTAAGAGAGGTAACTTTAAAAGTTACAACAAGCTCTACCGTTTCAGATACCATACAAATAACCACTGAGTGTCCAGTACAAAATACATTGAACATATATAGCATAGCAATTACAAGTAACAATGAAGCTGGCCAATTTATTCATAATCAATACTCTTGGCAAGACAGCACTTTTTCATCACCTTTACATTCTAACCAAATAACCTTTTCATCTGATACATCATCCGATCCAATAGTTTCGCAATACTCTTTAGTTACAGGAATAATAGGATCTGGAGCAATACCAAGCGAGGGAGCAAATGTAAAAATTATTAGCAATAAGTTAGCAAACGACAACTATACATTTAACGCCTCTACTAATCAGTTTAAATTTTTAAGATCTAGCACTAAATATAATAACAATTCTGTTGAAATTAATTCTTTAATTAGCTCATCAGCTTTAGCTTCTCCTATTGTAACTAGCGGTGATTTAAATTATGCAGAATTTACTATGCCCAACAATCTTGGAGATAATTTGTATTTGATATGGGATTACAGAAGTCCAACACCATTATTTTTAAATTATGATTCTACATCAGCTAGAAATGCTTGTTGTGGAACAGTACCTGTAGGTCCAGTATTTGATTGTAATACCGAAACAGGTTACAGTGGCGGAGAAAGTTTCCCTACCACTCAAGTTATAAATTTAGGGGCAGCAACTGGGGTTGTTACCTTGACTTTTGATGCTTTTACAGTTCCTGATAAATTTATATTAGAGTTTGATGGATCGGAAGTAATAAACACCGGATATCGAGGTGATACAGGATACCAAGGTTCACTAAACAGCGCTTTAGCAGCTAGAGGTTTACCAGCAGAAACTATTACGTCACCTGGAAACGGAACTGCAACTTTTACCAAAAGTACAGCTACAACCACAGCTACGCTTAAAGTCTTTGCACCGTTTACAGGTACTCATTGGACAGTTACAGTATCATGTCCAGTATAAATTAAAATATTATGGCAGTAGGTACATATTTTTTAGACACGGCAACATTTGCAAATGCAAACACAGTTTATCTTGATCAGGGTTTAACTTTACTAGCCCCCGATGGATTTTATTCTGATGACATTATTGCAAGAGAGCAGATAAGCGGAAAACTACAAGTAGCAGAAACTTGTAATTGTAGTGGAGCTACACCTACTCCAACACCTACCGTTACCCCCCTTGTTCCAACTCCAACGAGTCCAACAGCTACTCCTCAACCATTACCGCCAACAGCGACTGCTGTAACTCCAGAACCTACTGTAGTTCCTGCAACTGCTACACCTACTCCAACACCTACTGTTACACCTATTGCTGGATTTTATTACAGATTGGAACCATGTCTACCGTGTAATACTACTGAAATTAGATATTTATTTTCACTCACCGCACTGACTGATAATCAAAGGTATGTTGAAGCGCAAACAGGATGTTTTTATAAATATGTACAAAGTTCATCTTATCCACCATTAGTTTCAGTAGATCAAAGTTTGATAGTAAATATACCTGAAGATCCTGGACAAACTGGTTGTCCACCAGTGCCTTCAGGTCCACCAACTACTAACTATATATTAACTAGGTGTGATACAAATGAAAGCTTTATATTCTCAACCACTTCTACATATCGTGGAAGAACAAGGCTTACAGACGGTAGCATTTTCTATACTGTAGCTGGTGAAACGGAAGACACAACACAATTCCCATCTGTTAGCGGATTGTTCTGTGTTGACAATGACAATAGAGTCGAAACAGATCCAAACTTTAGTGGATGTGCACTCGCTTGTCCAGATAATCAGTCTTATTTTGTCCTCTACAGGTGTGAAGGATCGCCAGGTTTTGGAAGTGCAACTGAAATAAGTTCTGACACTGCACAATTCTTGCAACAATTAGGAATTAATACAGGAGATACGATCTACGCTCCTGTTACTCAGAGATGTTACACAATTGGACCTGAAAGAACTGGTACAGCCGGGGCAACCGCAGTAGTATTAGGAGGAGCATATAAAGTAGATAGTTGTGCTCAATGTACTAATTCAAATAATGATATTGAACAAGGTCGTGAAACATACGGTGAATCTTTTGTAAATGAATTTTACCGTCCGTATTAAAATTTATTAAATCAAATGAAATCAAATGGAATCCATATTTATTCAAATTGCGAGTTATCGCGACCCAGAGTTAATACCAACAATTGATGATTTATTAGTTAACGCAAGCAATCCAGATGCATTAACTATATGCATAGCACATCAGCACAGCGATAAAGATCAATGGGATACTTTAGAAAAGTATGCTAATGATGCAAGGTTTATTATTATTGACATACCTCACACTCAATCACTAGGAGCGTGTTGGGCAAGAAATCAAATACAGCAACACTATACCAATCAAAAATATACTCTTCAGTTAGATTCGCACCATAGATTTATAAAGGGTTGGGATAAAGAGTGTATAAAAATGCTCAAAAGTTTACAGAAAAAAGGTTTTAACAAGCCATTACTTACAAGTTATATTTCCTCTTATAACCCTGAAAATGATCCAGATGAAAGGCAACAAGACCCTTGGGGGATGTCTTTTGATAGATTTACCCCTGAAGGTGTTGTGTTTTTTTTACCTTATCACATGGATAAAAAATACACTGAACCAATAAAAGCTCGGTTTTATTCTGCTCACTTTGCTTTTACTTTAGGCGATTTTTGCAAGGAAGTTCCTCATGATCCTATGTTATATTTTCACGGTGAAGAAATAACTTTAGCAGTAAGAGCTTACACTCATGGTTATGACTTATTTCATCCACATAAAATTATTGCATGGCATGAGTACACTAGAAACGGTAGAACAAAACATTGGGATGATGATAAAACATGGGTTGATAAAAATAACCGTGCTCATGATAGAACACGTACTTTATTAGGTATAGACGGATCAGTGTGCAGTCCATGCAATGCAAAAAGTTTTGAAGGTTTTAATGTAGGAAATCAAAGGACTATTAAGGATTACGAAATATATTCAGGTATAAGATTTAAAGATAGATCACTTACTCAAGCATGTAGACAAAATATGTTGCCACCTGGTAGGCCAGAAGAAATATATTATCCATTATTTAAACATATTATTACTTTAACCAAAAACCATTTTCCTTATAAAGACTATGAATTTGCAGCTTTAATATTTGAAGATGAAAATTATAAAGAAGTTTATCGTCATGATATAAATCAAGAAGAAATCACGAATTTCTTAAACAGCAATCTAAATACTCTTGACATTCAAAGAGAATACAATGGAAATAAACCTAGTCATTGGGTATTTTGGCCCTATAGCAAAGCACATGGTTGGGGTGAAAAACTTCTTGTAAAAATATGATACCAAAAATTATACACCAAACTTTTGAAACAGAATTTACACCACCTGGAATGTCAAAAGCAAGGGAAAGTTGGCAAATTAACAATCCAAGTTACTCATACATATTTTACAATGCTGAAGAAAGAATTGATTTTATTAAAAAATATTTTGACTTAGATGTTTTAAAAGCCTATGATAATATTATTCCAGGGGCATTCAAGGCTGATTTATTTAGATATTGTGTATTATATATTAAAGGTGGTATTTATGCAGATGTTGATACTATTTGTTTAAAACCTTTAGATTTATACCTTAATAACACTGATGAATTAGTAGTTGTCCGGGATGATCCAATGGCAAAAAAATGGTTAGCAAATGCATTTATTGCAAGTAAACCAAAACATAAATTATTTTTGGAAGCTATTAATAAATCTGTAATAAATATACAACATAAAAAAGAAAAATTTTATTTAGATTACACTGGACCTGGTTTATTCGGGAAATCCTTAAATACTATTTTAAATAGAAATATAGAAACAGATTTTGAACTAGGCTGCTTTAATATTAATAATTATCAATTAAAAATATTACAACATAATTTTGTTACAACTCAGTTTACTTTTGAAGATAAGCCAGTTATACATGTTGAATATGCAGACTACAGAAAAGAAATGGATTTATTAAATAATAAACCTTTTTATCATTATGTGCAAACTAATAATGTTTTTAAAAAAATACCAAATCAAATAATATTTACAACTTTTGACGGATTAGATATAAATGAATACATGATTAATTCATTTGAAAAATTAAATCCTGAATATGATATATTATATTTTAACCAAGATATGGTAGACAATTGGTTTGCTGCGAGCATTTATAATGATGCGTATAAAAAATTAAAACAAAGAGGAGAAAAGTCTGACTTTTTTAGATACTGTTATATATGGGAAAATGGCGGTGTATATGTTGACTCTGATATATATTGCAATCAACCTTTAAGAAATTGGATTAGTTATCAAAATCTAATAGTTGGTTTAGAAGCAGACTTGCCTGTAAGTAATACTTTTTTTACTGGAATAGGTGTAGAAATTAACAATAGAATTAAAAGCGTTTGTAATTGGGCATTTGCTGCTGCTCCAAAACAAGAGCCAATTAATAAAATAATTAACGACATAATAAACTTTCCACAGGATGGCGTCTTAAATAATACTGGTCCAGGTAGATTTACTAAACATATGATAGAATATTTTGGCATAAACAATAAAATTAATAACAGCGAACTTTTGCCTATAAATGCTTTTGGATCAAATCAAAATCACAGTGATGCATTTAAAAGTGATAAACCTTTAGAAGTAACTCGAAAGGATGTTCTGTTAACACACATGTTTTCGGGGACCTGGAGAGGTAATTATAAAAGAAAAAAAATTAATTTACTACCAAAAGAAGTTAGTCCAGCTGTTTCACATAATTTAACCATAGAAAAAAATAGTGATGGATATATAGGTGTCGCAAGACTTGATAGAGATACCTCACGGACAGTATTTATGAAAAAAATCGGGTATTCAACAGAATTAATTGAATATAAATTTGATTATAATTTACAAGTAAAAAATAAAAAAATATTTAAAATTAACAATATAGAGAACAAATATAAGTTTGAAGATTTTCGAGCATTTTATTTTAATTCTAAACTTTATTTTAGTGTTGCATATTTAGACACAAATTTTAATACAAACATGGGTTTGCTGGATTCTGACTACAATTTTCTTGGAAAGATACATTTAGATAAACTTAATAAAATCTCTTGGGTAGAAAATAAAGAAGTGGTGTGGGAAAAAAATTGGTTGTTTTTTGTAAAAGAAAATGAGTTATATTTTGTTTATTCTACAACTCCAAACTTTATAATATATAAATGTATTGATTTTGATAATTTAAAGTTTAAGCAAATAATAAATACATATAATAATTTTTCATCTGATTTACCCAAAGATCAGCTTTACTTTACACAAAACACTTCTACTGGCGGTTCAACAAATCCAATTTTTTTTGAAAAGTATGATTGTTTTGTTTATTTAATACATACTAAAATATATTCTGAAAGAAAATACAATCATTTTGTTGTTGGATTTAATAGAAATTTTGAATTTAATTTTTTAAATCCTATACCATTTGTAAGTTCTAAAGTGGGCTTTAATTTAATGTTTATAACCACAATGATAAAAGCTAACGAAACTTTAGTAATTAGCGGAGGTGTAGAAGATAATCAAAATTTTATTTGGGAGTTACCTTTAACGCACCTAAAAAAGACTAATAAATAAATTTGTAATTTTGCTTTATGTCAATATATAAGGTTTGTACTAGAGAAATTAATGAATATGATAATACTGGGGCATTTTATCAAGCCGGAACAGGACAATTTTTAGTAGGCACAAGACAGTATGTTAATGTTCCAGAACCACTTACGTTTACTGCAACCAATCGTCCCAGTATTACTGCAACATTTAGATTTTCACAAAATAATACTTTTATTGATGTTATTAGAGCCGAGGGAGTTATTGTTGACGCTAGCGGAGAAGAGGTCGTAAGATTTTATCCTGAAGTTTTCTCAGCTGAAGCTCGATATGGTGCAAATGTTGTAACATTCCAGGCGCCAGTAATTGGAGACACTCTGCCTAGAGGGGCTTATGAATTAATACTATTTCAAATAAGGCCAGACAGGCCTGGAGTTTCGGGCACAGCTAAAATGTGTTTACAAGGAGAAACAACAGCAACACCTACACCTTCTCCATCTTTTTTACCCACCCAACCGCCAACTGCAACGCCTGTAACTCCTGCGCCTACAGCTACACTTCCTCCAACTGCAACGCCTTTACCTACCGCAATACCTCCAAATCCAGTACCGGAGCCTATAGTGCCTCTTGGACCTCAATACACCTTGACCTACAGTGAACAAGCAAAAGGATGGCCATCTTTCTACTCTTACAACCCAGATTATATGGTTGGAATGAATAGTTTCTTTTACACATTTAACGGCGGCAATTTATACAGACATAATACCAACCCTCTTAGAAATAATTTTTATGGTCGGCAATACAATTCAACGGTAACTAGTGTTATAAATGAGTTGCCAATTGTTACTAAGCTGTTCAAAACAATAAATTTACAGTCGGATGAGCCTTGGACTGTAACTTTAAACACTGACATACAGGGGGGTGGATTTATAAGTAATGAGTGGTTTGAATTAAAAGAAGGTTCTTGGTACGCTGATATTAAAAATACTACCCAGTCACCTACGTTAATATCAAACTTTGCGTCAAGAGCTATCAATGGCATAGGTAGGTGCAGTGGATTTAGCGGGGCAATTTCTGCAAGACAATTTGATTTTTTATCCACTCCAACTATTAATATTGGTTCAATTCTTAGTGTAGGAGACTTCTTGTATTTTAACGATGAGTTTACCAATACACCCGAACTAGCAGGTAGGGTGAGTCAAATTAATATTAATTTAAGCTCTAATATAAACAATATAGTAGTGGACGCTAGTATTAATGGCGCACAAGATCCAACAGTTGGTAACCCTTATGTAATTGGGGTAAAAAATAACACGGCAGAATCATATGGGCTACTTGGACATTTTTGTAGATTTATTATTGAAAACAAAGGACCATCGCCTACAGAGCTATTTGCTGTACAAGCTCAGATCATGAAAAGCTATCCATAAAAATTACTATCTTTGTTTGTGTATGGTTTTTGATATACGAAAGCTAAATTCAACTGATTACGAAGAAACATTAGTTGAGTGGTGGAAAGATTGGGGATGGGATCCACCTGCTAAAGATTTTCTCCCAAACAACGGTGAAGGAGGCTTTATAGTATACGAACTAGAAATACCTATTTGTGCAGGATTTTTATACGTTACAAACTCACAAGTAGCTTGGGTCAATTGGATAGTATCAAATAAAAAATACACCAATAAAAAAAAAAGAGAGCAGACTTTGAATTTATTAATTAACACATTGGTCAATTTAGCATCTAACAGTGGTAAGTCTTATGTGTTTGCTAATAATAATAATTTACATTTAATAAATAGATATTTAAAATTAGGCTTTAGCAAGGGCTGTGAAAACTCAACTGAATTAGTTTACAAAATAAAATAAAATGGGATTAGAAACAGCAGCAATAATGGGTATTTCAGCGGGAATATCTGCTTTAGGTTCGGGAGCTAGTTTTATTCAAGCAGGCAAGCAACGTAAAAGACAGCAGCAAGCAGAAAGGGATGCGCAAAAAGCTTTTGACGAAGCGCGTGATTCATTAGACATTAATTTTTTTGAAGGAAGGTCTATACCGAAAGAGCCTTTTGAACTTCAAAGAGAGGCAGGATTATCGGCTGCACAACAAATTGTACAGGCGGGACAAGAGGGAGAACAGCGAGGTGCAGCAGTTACAGCCGGTAGAGCGGCTGTCCTGAACGAAGCCGCTCAAAGACAATCAAGAATAGACCAAGCGCAAATATTACAAAACTTAGAAACGGCAGCTTTACGTGAAGATGCACGACTAAGGGATGCAAAAGCAAATCTAAACTTACAAGAAGCTAGTGGGCAACAAATGATAGCAGCAGATGCAAGAGCAGCCGAGCAAGCAGCTAATATGGCAGGGGTAGGGGGATTAGTCAATGTAGGAACTCAAGCTATGAAAGTTGCTCCTTTGTATGGTAGAGCAGACAGCCCAAATCAGTCAAATTTATTAGGTTTTAATGTAGGCGAAACGTTTGATCCTTCAAACGAAACATTTAATAGAACACAAAGGGTTTTTAATCCCAGTAATTTGGGTAGAGGATTTGGTGCAGTCATTCCAACAATCCGCGAGCCCGCCGCCGGTTATGATTTAAATATACCAGGTTTGACTTCTATGATTAATCCACCAATTTTTTAATAAATGGCACTAGGATACGGGTACGTTAGGGATGCAAAGCCAATGCAAATAAATTGGCAAGAGGTCGGTGAACAAATGACCGAAAGTATTCAAACTGAAGTTCAAGACCGTCAGAAAAGAAAAGACGATATTGATAAACAGTTATTTCAATATAATAAAGATTTACTAGAACAGCCTCAAGGTTCTAATGCTGAGGTAAACCGTTTTATTGGTGATTTTAGTGCAGATGCTGGAGAAGCCATGCGTAATGCTGAAAGATTGTTAAAAAGCGGCCAATTATCTGAGAGAGATTTTTATAAGTTTCGTGCAAATGCCACACAAGGTACTCAGTTAATGTTTACTGCAGCTAAAAAATTTAATGAAGGGTTTGATGAATCTATGAGGCGATATGCCGCAGGAGAAAGCCAGGCCAAAGAAAACTGGTTACGGCAGCAAACAGAGGGGTATTTAAAGTTTGCTGATAATGCAGCTTACATCAATCCTTTGACTGGAGAAGTAAATGTAGCAAGAAGGTACAAAGATAAAAATGGCGACTGGCAGGTCTCTACAAATCCAGGGGAGTTTGCTAATGCATCTGAACTTGTTCAACAAGCCACGGCCCAATATAACAGATACGATCTCACTGGAGCGATAAATGCTGCCGTACAAGCCTTAGGCGCAAGAATATTACAAGAAAGTAATGGTCGCACCACGCAACAATTTTTTATGGCTATTCAAGACAGAACTTTAACCTCTAGAGAACAAAATTTACTAGATGAAGCTAAAAGAAATATGGTTTCTTCTTTTACAGCCAACTTAGATAACGTTTCAAGTATATTAACCGAGAATATTGGTGGTTATGATTTTACTTACAGTGAAAATAAAGCCAGAAATAATCCAAATCTAATACTATTAAATCCAGACGGTACTAATAATTTTACTACTCCTAACGGTAAAAAACAACTAGAAGCAGCCCAACGTTATGCTGAAGCACAGTTTGAAGCAGGCCTAAGTGGCAAAGTAGTAGAACCTCAACCTCTTTCTGCTA